CGTCCTTGCCGGCTGTGGTTTCCAAATTGAATTGAACCTGAACGAATGGGCCTACTTTATCTTCTCGGGCTTCCAGAACCTTACCGGCCAAAACGGAATGATTGAAAAGCAATCGGATTTTGTTCTTCCGTTCCTTGAATGTCTTCCGGAAAGCTCCCCGCAAGAAAGTCGAATTGTAGGAATCAATGGAATCCCATCTCGTCAAGTAGGCTTCCACAATCCCCTGCTCCTCATCGATGGATCGGATCTCCCCGAAGGTGGCCCGGATCTCCATTTTTTCTTTGCTGTTATCCCTACGCTGAAGAGCCGGGAAAGATATCCGGGGGAGATCGATTCGGAGCGGATTAATGCCCGCCCATGAAATCAGAAAACGATTCAGCCCTTCCTGTAGGAACAGGCCGATCTCGATCCAGATTGTCCAGAATAGCTCCATGATCTTTTTCATCGGATTGTTCTCCTGTTTGGTGTGGTTATTGTTGGATGTCTAATTTCTTCTCAAATACTTTATCTGAAGCTGAGAGAGCAACGACAATTTACTCTATCAGCAGGAACCAATTGTGGATCAAGAGGATATCTGGGGCCTTTGAACATTCCGAATTTGGCGGAGAATCTTTCATCGATCCCCACCTCCTCGCCCCTTCTTTCCTTGTGCTCGTCTCGAACTTCGAACATCGCCGTATTCCAGATCTTTCTTGTGGCTCCTGACATTCTTGCTGCCAGCATCTGCCCAAGAGAAGAAGATGATCCCAAGGCGGTACGTCCAATCCGGAGCGCCCTTTCCGAAGAAAAGGCCCCAACATCCATGATGGCCTGCTGAAGCGTGGCCATATCAGCCCCGGTCGCCATGGCATCTTCAATCTGATCCAAAACCAAAGAAGATGTCGTTTGATCGATAAAAGCCGCTTCTGTCATGATGATGTGTTCCTGATCCAGATTCTCCCTGATGGCTCCTTCCAGATCTTCGGTGATGGATGCTCTTTCCATCACCACATCCTTCCCCAATTCCACCCCATAGGTCACCCAGATATCTTCCAGCACCTCTTCCAATTCTTCCCGGTGTTCCTGGATGATCTTGTCGGTGTTCGATCCATCATTTTCTTCGACATCCTTCATGATATCCTTCCGAAGATCATCGAAGTATTGATTCAGCTTCGGAGCGATCTCGGATTCAAGGATCTCTTCCCGCTGTGCCGCAGCAGCTTCCCCGAGATCATCGGCCCGGAATTCCCGAAGATGATACTTCAGATCCCCTTGCGGAATCTGATTCTCGGGAATTTGGCTGATCTCACCGATTGCGGCTTTGCGGAGGCTTTCCGGAAGAGCGGATGGATCTCCGGTGTTGATGATGATGGGTGATCCCAGAAAGCGCCGGGACCCCCTATCTTCCTCCCCATCTTTCTTTTCATCCTTGGTGTTATATGGATGGGATTCTTCCCATCCATCAAACTCTTCGAACCCAAGATTGAATGTCTGATTGATCTGTTTGAATGGAACGCCCATCTTGTGAAAAACCTCGGCTGTTTTGGCTTTATCGCTCACAGCCTTTCGAACCGCTGGAATGTCTGAAATATCCGGAAGAATTCTTTCCCCGGGTTTCAATTCATCCCGAAGGGAAAAGGTGAGCTGATCCCCCAGATCGGTCAAGAAGGGAATCACGGTCTGAAACCAGAAGATCAGTTCCGAGGTGGAATAATTGTTGTACGTGGATTGATCCATCACCCCGGCATAAACGGGAGGGATTCCGAAGATAATAAAGATCTCCTCTCGATTGAATTTCCGGCTATTCATGTAATCCATTTCAATAGCCGTCATTCCCGTTCGATGATATTTCCCCCCTCCCCCAACAACCCCGATCCGGCGGGCGTTCTTCGTTCCCGCATACTTCTCATTCAACTTCTTCGCCACCGCATCGGCTTCTGTTTGGGAATTGAACTTCTCATCGAAAGACATCACCCCTTCAATCACGCCCCGATTCTGCATCGCGGATTTATTCCATCCCTGCTGATCAACATCGACCCCCACCGCCCGGGCCGCAGCGGCAAGGGGAGCGAGCCCGATCAAAGGATTAGAGGGATCTGTGAATTTCATATGAATGATTTCATCCGGATCATACTCCACCCGGGCTTTCCGATCCACCGCATACCCCTTGATCCATTCATCCAGAGTGGTGCCGGGAACGGGAGCGATCCGATCCGGGGAGATCGGCCAGAGTTCTTTTGTCGTCGATCCCACTTTCACTTTTTTATAGTATGCATTCCCCGCCAAGAACATCCAGGATGTGATCAATTTCCAAACTTCTTTGGAAGATATGAATGGATGCGGGAAAGCAAGAACATCATTCAAAGGATGGGCCGTGACCTTTTCTCCATCATCATTGTAAACACCCCAAGGAGGAGAAGAAGCGGCTGCCTGAAGAAGAAAGACCGCCCGATATACCCACCCGGATGCCGTATAGCCTCCCTTGACGGCATTATGAATCGTATATGATGGATAGATCGGCTGGCCCATCTTCACGAGCCACATGTTGGAAACCGCGAAATTGCGAGTAAGTAATCTTCGGATCGTGGAAAACATTATTTCTTCCCTCTCATGATTCCCTCGACTTCTCCCCAAGAGCCGAATGTGATTGAAAACATATCTCCCCTTCTCCTACTCAACCCGCATATATTCTGACGCCATGCGTCAACATTGATATAACTCCCCACACCATCGAATCCATTCGATCAGGGGAAGGATCTCCCGGCATCCATTCACAGATCTCATCTTCTAATTCCGGAAGCGTCCCAACAATATGAAGCCTTCCTTGTTCAGAAAGAGCAGCCACCGGCTCCGCTCTTACCTTCTTTCCCCTTGAAGCATGCACGCTCTTGTATCCAACATTTCTTCCGTGAAGAATTTCCATCTCCCCAGTGGCTTTGTTCTTCACTCTGACCTGACAAGTTCGAATTACATGCTCCACCATTTCCCCGCCATTATTCACTTCGCCCACGATTCGATCCCCATCATGAATGTGAAGGGCTTTCAGGGCTTCCTTCCCCCAGCCACCCGGGGGAAGATGACAGGTGTGATCATCCAGAATATAGAAATGCTCCAGCCCATCGATCCATGCCTTCCCTACTGGGACAATCCCGGTATCATCGGATGCTTCCCCGGATGCAGCGGCTGGGTCAACTGGAATCGTGACCATCTCCAGATCTGGAAGATCTTGGGGAAGAATCCGATCCCGATCCAAACATTCTCTTTTGAAAATGGCATCCGGATTATCTTCCAGAATTTCAGCATGGATCTCCTGCCTTCCAAGGCGGGTTCCTTCATATCGGGAAAGAACATACTGCACGAATCTGGGAGAAAGATTCCGAAGATTATCATACGTTGATCCCGTCGATTTCGCTGTGTTGGAATCTTCCAAGATCTGCTTCAATATCTTCAAAGGCCGGGGAGTGGTGGTGATCATTAATTGGGGATTTTCTCCCAGCCGCAAACCGAACATCAAATTGTCGTAGGTTTCTTCTAACCGGCCCCAAGAAGCAAGTTCATCCGCCCAAGCCTTTTCGAATTGGGGCCCCCGAAGGCGATCCGGCTTTTCGGCAGAATAACAAAGAGCGATGGCTCCATTACTCCACGTTAATCTTCTTTTGGATGGTTCCCAGATGGGCCGATTCCATGGGGGCGAGATGGCAAGGATTCCGGATTCCCCTTCAATCATGGTGTCCCTGTAATCCGAAACCGTGGAAGCCACAAGAGCCATTCTTTTCACTCCGGATTCAACCTGCTTCCTGATCCACTCCGCCCCGGATCTTGTTTTCCCTGATCCCCGGCCCGCAAGATAGATCCATGTGAACCAATCCCATGCCGGGACGATCTGTTCCGATCTGGCCCATGCTTCCCAAAGATATAAGAGGGAAATTCTTTGTTCTGTAGATAATCGGGAATAAAGGGCTCGGGGGCCATAATGATCCACGAGCCGCTGGATGATCGATGTCTTTTGATGCTTGGATCGGAACTCTTCCATCGAAATCAAACGCCCCTCCTTTTTTGAAAAGGAAGGGAGCGATTCCCCGGCAGATCTTCTGATCATTTTGGCCGCTGAGCCCCTCATGACATCGGCCTTTCTTTTATAACTTTCGAAAATAAATTGGAAGGGACGGCTGTTTTATTTTTATAACTTTCGAAAGTCAGATTTTGAAGATTGATGTTCATCGATGATTCATTTTCGAAAGTCAGATTTTTGTGACTTCTGTCCTCGGATGATTCATTTTGGAAAGTTCGATTTTGAAGATTGATGTTCATCGATGATTCATTTTGGAAAGTTCGATTTTTGTGACTTCTGTCCTCGGATGATTCATTTTGGAAAGTTCGATTTTGAAGATTGATGTTCATCGATGATTCATTTTGGAAAGTT